GCAAAAACCGAGTTTGGGGTAAATCACCCCTTGGCGGTGAAGGTCTGGTCGAAGAAGCTCATGTCAGAGGCCATCGCCAACACCTGGATCGGCAAGTTCATCGGCAATTCCAAGGACTCGCTGATCTATCGCAAGGACGAGATCAGCAAGAACGCCGGCGATCAGGTCGTGTGCGGCCTGCGCATGCGCCTGGTGGGGGACGGCGTCCAGGGCGACGCAACACTGGAGGGGCAGGAAGAAGCGCTGACGACCTACAGCGACACGCTCGTCGTCAACCAGCTCCGCCACGCCACGCGATCGGCCGGCAAGATGAGCGAACAGCGCGTGCCGTTCGATGTCCGGCAGGACAATCTCGAGGGCTTGCGTGACTGGTGGGCGGAACGGCTCGACCAGAGCTTTGCAAACCAGGTCGCCGGCTTCACGGCCCAGACCGACACCCGCTTCACCGGCAACAACCCCGCGGTTGCGGCCGATGTCGACCACCTGGTCCGTGCCGGCAGTGTCGCGAACGACGAGAGCCTGACCAGCGCGAACAAGTTCGACCTGTCGCTGATCGATGCCTGCGTCGCCAAGGCGAAGACCTATTTCGAGAACGGAATCCCGATCATTCGGCCCCTGCGGGTCGATGGCGAGGACAAGTACGTCATGTTCCTTCATCCGTATCAGGTAAGGGACATGCGCACCAACGCCTCGAATGGCCAGTGGCTCGACATCCAGAAGGCTGCGACAGCCGGCGGCGACAGGTCCAAGAACCCGATCTTCACGGGTGCTCTGGGCGAATACAACGGTGTCGTGCTGCACGAATGGACGCGACTGCCGAAAGGTGTCCACTCCGTCAACAACGTGGCGTTCGATAACACGCGACGCGCGGTGTTCGCCGGCGCCCAGGCGGCCTGCATCGCCTTCGGATCCGAGAACGGCATCGACAAGATGACCTGGTTCGAGGAGCTGTTCGACTACGGTAACCAGCTGGGCGTTTCCGCGGGTGCGATCTTCGGTGTCAAGAAGACGCGCTTCAACAGCAAGGACTTCGGCACGATCGTCGTGCCGACCTACGCGGCGGCAAGCTAGTCGCACACACCGGCTCAATCTCGATCGCGCAGCTGCGCAGTCCGTCCCACGGACCGGCGCCGGCTATGCGCGGGCGGCCTTCGCAGACCTCCTCCCTCGGCGCGAAGGCCGCCATCCCCTTGCCCTGAAAGGAGCACAGAATGGCCATTGCACAGCAGTATCATCAGAACCTGGTGCACTACCTGCGCAAGGAAGTGAACTACAACGATCCGGGTATCGGGTCAGGCGTCGTCATCGGCCGGCTGCCGGCGAACGCCCAGGTCGTGCAGGCCCTGGCGCGCATCCGCACCACGTTCAATGCCGCCACGACCAATGTGCTGACCGTCGGCACCAATGCCAGCAACTACGACAACATCTTCGGCACCGCCGACATCGCCGAAGGTTCGGCCGGCAACAATGCCGCGCCGTTGGCGAACCTGCAGGAAGCGCTCGCCGAGGCGGACGTGTTCGTCAAATACACCCAGACCGGCACGGCGGCGACCCAGGGCAAGGCCGTCATCCATGTCGCATACACCGTGAACAATGGCTGACGAAGCGGGGCCGGCAGGAACCTCGGTTCCTGCCGTACCCTGTCGGCGGCGCGCGCTCCACAGGCAAATCGCAGTCACCGCGCAGTCGCAGGAACTTGCGCTCGCGCCGGCAAAGGCGGCGAGCGAGGCCACTCAGCCCAGGAAACGGGGCCCAAGGCAAAAGCGGAAGGGGCGTCCATGAGCACGTATCTCGACATGATCACACGTATCAGCGACGAGAGTCAGCGCGCAGACATGATCGATCAGGTGAAGCTGTGCGTGCAGGACGCCATCGCGCACTACGAAGTGGAACGGTTCTGGTTCAACGAGTTTCGCGACCGTACCTTCACGACCGTTGCCGGGCAGGAGTTCTACGGCGCCGCCGACCAGAGCGATATTCCAAACGTACTGGAATTCGATGCTGTCACGCTTACGGTGGGCACAGCGAGGCGGTTGCTGACCAAGGTCGGCTACGTCGACATAGAAGCGTGGAATGCTGATTCCAGCGCGCGTGGTCAGCCGACGCATTACTCATACTGGGGTCAAGGGATCCGATTCTATCCTGTCCCGGATGGCGCGTATCAAGTCCGGCTGTCGGGACTGTTCAAGCTGCCGACGTTGACCGCGGACGGCGATCAGAATGCCTGGACCACGGAGGCGGAGGAGCTGGTCCGCAACCGGGCAAAGTCCATTCTGTATAGCCAGTACTTGCGAGACGATGCCAACGCAGCGCGCGCCGCGGCGCTGGAGACAGCGGCCCGCGAGCGACTGTCGGCGACCACGGCGCGCCGGCTGGCCGCCGGCGACATCCGGCCATCGCTATGATTCCATTCGCTGAGTTTGCGCCCGATCAGCCGCGCCGTGAAAGCGGCGCGTCGGGGCACGTTCTGAACGTCATCCCGCTGACGGCCCAAAGCTATGGTCCATTGCCGGCGCTGGCGCCAGTCGGGACCGCCCTGGATGCGCGCTGCCAGGGTGCCGCATCCTTTCGCGGACCGGACGGCACCATTCTCAACGTCGCGGGCGACGCGACCAAACTGTATCGCTGGGACGGAACCAGCTGGAACGATGTGTCACGCGTATCCGGCCCGTACTCGACGGCGGCAGAGCAAGGATGGTCCTTTGCCCAGTTCGGCAGCAAAGTCATAGCGACCAACGGCGTTGACGACACCCAGGTAGTCGACATCGTCTCGCCAGGCCCGTTCTCGGCGCTCGCCAATGCGCCGAGAGCTCGCTTTTCGAGCACGGTCCGGGACTTCGTCATGCTGGGTCAGCTCGACACCGACCAAAGCGCGGTCCGCTGGTGCGGGCTGAACAACATCATGAATTGGACCCAGGGTACCGGGCAGTCCGACGACCAATCCTTTCCCGATGGCGGCCGGATCACGGGAATTGTCGGGGGCCAGTACGCGATCATTTTCCAGGAGACCGCGATCCGCCGGGGGACGTATGTCGGACCGGACCTGATCTTCCAGTTCGACGTCATCTCTGCAGAGCGCGGATGCGCCGCATCGGGTTCGATCGCAAGCTATCAGCAGCTCGTATTCTTCCTGGCGGCGGACGGTTTCTTCCTGCTGTCCGGAGGCGAGTCCGAACGGCCGATCGGCGACCAGAAGATCGATGCGTGGTTCTGGGCGAACGTGAATGAGAGCTACCTGCATCGCGTCAGCGCGGCGATCGACTCGGCTCGCAAGCTCTACATTGTTGCGTTTCCGTCGACGAACAGCGGCACGGGCGCACCAGACACGCTGCTGATCTACAACTGGACGATAGACCGCTGGTCACGCGCGGAGCTCGGCATCGATATTCTCTGTCGAATGATGAACAAGCTCGGCGAGACGCTGGACAGCCTCGACGCGATCTATCCAAATCTGGATCTCATCCCGATTTCCCTGGACAGCGTGCTGCTCAGCGGTTCGCCGCTGGCCAAGCCGGGCGCGTTCGGTTTCGACAGGCGGATGGCGTTCTTCGAGGGCGACAAGCTTGCCGCCGAGATTGACACCATCGAGGCGCAGATCACGCCCGGCGGCCGCACGTTCGTCGGTTCGATCCGGCCGATCGTGGACGGCGGGGCGCTGGCGGTCCAGGTGGGCACTCGGGAGCGCCCCAACGATGCAGTCACGTGGAGTGCGGACGTTGCCCAGGACGCCATCGGGGCCTGCCCGCTGCGATCGAGCGCCCGCTACCACAGGGCGCGCGTCAAAGTGGCCGCCGGCGGCCAGTGGAGCCACGCTCAAGGAGTGGACTTTGAGGCCGCGAGCGAGGGCGCGCGATGACGGAGACTCGGCGCTATCCAAAAGCACGGCTCAACCAGCCATGGGACATCCTTGCCCGGACCATCCTGAACAATGCGATGTCCGGCAAGTTGAACGTCGTCGGGGAGCTTGTCCTCACCGCAGGCGCGGCGACATCGACCCTCAGCGATCCACTGATCACGCGGGCGAGCTGCATATCGCTGATGCCGCTAACGGCGAATGCGGCAAGTGCCCTGGCGACGTTGTATTTCGATCCGACGGGAAGCGGCAGCGTCGTCATTCATCATGCCAACAACGCGCAGACGGATCGGCAATTCCGCTACATCGTGATGGGATAGGAGACTCTCATGTCGTATACAGCCGAGAACGGCAACTTCGAAGGGCGGTCCCGAGCGACCGGAGCATATGGCAATGAATCCGGTCAGGCCGGCCGGCGCGGTGCGAGCGGCGAGGCGGAGAAAGCGAACAAGAGGGCGATGGAGTACGCGGCAGCGAAATCCGCGCCGTCCGGCC